AAACTAGCAATCCATATATCATCGTGGAATCCTTGCCTACAAACTTCTGTGCCCCAATATTGCAATACCCAACGTGGGGTAAGTGTAGGCATGTTCAAACGTTCGGCCCACCAAGTGTCTACTTGTTCTCGCCACTCACGTGCTTCAGGGGTTGCACCTTCGAGCAGTTGTCTATCCCACCCAAATACAGATGCTACTGCATCTTTGAGTGCGCCAGCAAAACTGTCACGTTGATAGTTGTGTTTGTCTACTAGGTAGTTTGCTACTGTGTCTTTGCCGGATCCGATGAATCCACATATTCCTATAATCATAGATAGATTATAACACAGTTAAAAAGAAAATTAAACTCCGTATTTGTTCTTTTTAGGTTTCGCTACAGGGCTTAGTTTATTTACAACTGGATGCTCCTTGCTACCTTTGGGCACAAGTGTTTTGCCTTTTATTCCCTGCTGTCTCATTGCAGTTTTAGCAATCTTTTCGTCTGCATCCGAATACATCCATATATGAGCATTATCTTCTGCAGGGCCAGACCGAGGTACTTTAATATCCGGTGCACCTGCCATTGCTACCCCAATTCTGTAATGATCGTAGTAATGGTCGTTGCCCAACTCAACCGCATGTGTACCAGAGTGTCTAAGATTGCTAGATACATGCCCTTTTTTATGATCTTCTTTAATAAATTCTTTTGCTCTCATTATCCAATTACCCAAGTCAGTGGATTACTGCCATCAACGTATTCTCTAAGTTGTTGCTCTAAGGATGCCATTTCTTCGTTTGCTTCTGCTTTAAGACTAGCACCATTTAAAGTAGTTCCGCCACTGGGTCCAGCAATTGTAGCAAACTTTTCACGTGCTTCGCCTAGTATACGTTTAGCAAAACTATATGCATATTCTTGTATCCACGGAAAAGCCTGATAGTCGTTTAACAACATGCTGTCTGGCTTATAGTTGTATATGTGAAGTAAACAATCTTCCATGCCTTCTTCTGGAGGATTGGCACCTTGTGTTGGTATTTTTCTAATTAGTGTTAGCTTACGTGTTGTCTTATTGTAATGGAAATTTAAATAACCACCAAACATCTTCATGGACTGCTTTTGATAATCAACAAACAATTCGTAACTTAATAGTCCACCTACTCGTCCTGCAACTAACATATACGTGTTAAGATAACCACTAGCAAACGGTTCGAACTGACTTGCTGTCGTTCCTGTTACACTACCTATACCACGTCTATATGCGGCTCTTACATCCATTACAGTACTAGGCAATATGTACTCTTGTGTTTCTGGTTTTAGTTTTAAAAACGCATATGATTCTTCCTGACTGTTGTCAGCACGTTGTCTATATTTTAAAACTGCTTGGTCGATAGCAAGATTGTAATGATCTGTATCTAACTCAACATCAACTATGCCGTCTGCTAAACGTAGCCTGATATAGTCTGTGATTTCTCCACGTTTTAACTGTACTGTTCCGTCTACTGGTGCTGTGGTTAGGTCACCAAAGTTTCCATCCGGGTCATATTTAATGTGTCCGTGCCCGGTTCCTGTAGCAGGAACATAGAGGCTGTCAGTCCTCAGTGTTCCGTTAGCAAAAAATGTTGGTGATAAATCTTGTTCAGCCATATTGGTATCCTTGTAAAGTATTTATCAGGATACTAATATTGATTACAAAGCCTTTAGTAGAAGTATATCTTTATTAATACGTCCGTTAGCAGGAATGCTCACAGCCTTAATATCGTCTAAAAACTTGCGTAACTGTACTTTGCCCGCTTTCATGAAAGACGACAGCACTTGTTCAGGTTTGCGTACCGTTTTACCTATACTTTTAGCTGGATTGAAGCCTAAAACCGTTGTTCCTTTAACGTTTAGGGGGCCAAGTACATCATCAGCTACATACTTAAACATCTTGCGTGTTTTAACATTGTAGACCCAAAGTTCTTGCGCACCTATTATATCAACAGGATTGATACTAGCAAGTTTAAGATTATTATCTTCCTTTAAGTACTTCATCTTGCTTACTGCTTTTTCCTTGTTAGGTGCACGTTTAACACGAGCTTTTTTGGTTTGCTTCTTAACTTGTTTGTATTGGTCTATGGCTTGATCAAACTTGTCGAAGAAAGCATACATGCGCTTAAAATCTGCGGCCTTGTAGTGCTTGTAGGACTCTGCAAGATCTTCGTCTTGTCCTGCTTGCGCTTCTTTAAGTTCAGCAACATACTGCTCAGCCCATTCTGTATACTTGCTTAACTGCGCCTGTGGTACATTGTTGGCTTTGAGGTATTCGAATGCTTTTGGATCAACTTTATTGCCGCTGATCAGTTCGTCAACTAACCCATCAAAGTGTGCAAGATTGGCATCAGTTTTTTCTTGTAGTCTGTCTTGTATGGTTTTTACTTGTGCTGGTGCGGTGACTTTTTGTTCAACTACTTCCTCATCTGCATCAATGTCAACAATTTTGGATACATATTCAATCCGTTCTTTGATAAACTCGATTGCGTCTTCCTTAAGTGGCATGCCACGTTTATGTGCTGTGGCTAGGCTACATGCGGTTATTCCCAAATGTCCAGCAGGACTTTTGATAAAAGCATCTATATCAACTTTCTCATATCCGTTGTCCTGCATCCAACTTACTACATTCTTCTTAAGATCTTTGGTACTGTAGTGGTAGGCATAATAACGTAAACTGTTATTCATATGATGACTAAAGGTTTTATCGTCCATTGTTAATGCACGTTCTGTATCCCATACTGGCTCAGGACCAGTACCACGCTCATCAAAACCTTTACCTTTAGTTTTAGTCTTAACTGCCATATTTGAGCTCCTCTAATTTACAAACTATAACGCTATTTTACACTCATTTATCTCTAATGTCAAGCCCCTAATAAAATCAACAACTTACACCAGGTTCTAAATACCGCTAAATACTAGATACTATAGGATTTTATTGTGCCACGGTTATCACTTTGGAAAGACGGAAAACACTCAAACGACTACAAATTTATGGATCGTATTATCAGCGAGCAGTTTACTGTTGGCGGCACAGGGATCAATGTACACAAGTATCTTGGCACACAAGAACAGAACACAGTAAAAATAACCAATGCAACTCAATCTTCGGCTAGTGCAGTATTAGAGTTTGCTAGTACATCAAATATTGCATTAGGTGATTTTGTTGCTGGTACAGGTATTCCTGCTGATACAAAAGTTATTGCTAAAGATGCAACTTCTGTCACACTAAACAACAGCACAACCATAGCACTACTCAGTGGTAGTACCATAAAGTTCTACGAGAATCCTTCAGAACCAAGTTATACAAATCAAAGCGAAAAGAATATTCAGGACTTGTTCTTCTTAGAGAACAGAGACCGCAAGTACGACACAGACATCTACCCGATGCGTGGAATATACACTGTGCAGGATACCACATTTGATCTTAGCCAATTTGGCATGTTCTTGCAAACAGGCACACTGTTCATGACATTCCATATTAATGATATGATAGAAACACTTGGTCGCAAAATGATGAACGGTGATGTGTTAGAGTTACAACATTTAATGGACTATTATCCATTAGACGATACACTACCTGTTGCACTTAAAAGATTCTACGTAGTAAGTGATTGTCAAAATGCTGCCGAAGGGTTTAGTCAAACTTGGTGGCCGCACTTGTGGCGTGTAAAACTTAATCCGTTAACCGACAGTCAAGAGTACAAAGACATACTTGATCAAATCAAAGTCGATGCTCCTGATTGGGATCCGACCAACGGTAACGTAAGTCTTGGTAGTGTACAAAGTACTATCGAAACTTATCAAAATGTAAACAACGCTATTATCAAAGAAGCAGAGAAAGAAGTTCCACTTAGTGGTTATGATATCAGTCACCTTTATATCAAGTCAACAACACCAGATGGTAAGTATCCAGGTGACCCAATTGGTGTAACAGCCGACGGTAACGTAACTGCTGATAGCGACAGTGTAAACACAGACTATGCTATATTAAGTCCGCAGGCTGTGCCGGAGGGATATTTAACCGGAAACGGACTAACACCAAATGGCATGCCAGTAACTGTTGGTATTGCTTTTCCGGATAGTCCATCGGTAGGCGACTATGCACTTAGAACAGATTACTTGCCAAACAGACTGTTTAGATACGACGGGAGACGTTGGGTGAAAATTGAAGATAATGTGAGAACAACACTTACGCCAGGAGCAGACAATACCACACAACGTAGTGGCTTTGTAAACAACACAGAAACATTCACAAACAATTCAGGTAATGTAACAGTAAGACAAAGTCTTAGTGATGCATTAAAGGCTAAGGCAGATAATTAATGGCTCAACAATTTTTTTACGACGGACAAATACGTAGATTCTTAGTTCAGTTTATGCGAATCCTAAGCGGATTTCAAGTTGAATTTGGTAAGAACGCAGACGGTGTGAAAACACTACAAACCGTTCCTATATATTACGGAGATCAAAGTAGACAGGCTGCTACTATACTGCGTAACAACAGTGAAAACGCACTAAACGGTGTGCCAGCCATGAGTGCATATATTTCAGGACTACAATATGATCAGTCGCGTATGCAGGATCCTACACATGTAGGTAAAATAAACCTACGACAACGACATTATGATGTTGAGACCGGAACATACACAGATCAGCAAGGTGATAGTTATACTGTTGAAAGACTAATGCCTGTTCCTTATAAGTTAACAGTAGCATTGGATGTTTGGTCAAGTAACACTGAACAAAAAATGCAGATAGTCGAGCAGATTGCAACACTGTTTAATCCAAGTTTTGAAATACAGTCCACAGACAACTATGTAGACTGGACAAGTTTAACATTTGTACAACTCAGCGACATGTCGTGGAGCTCAAGGACTGTGCCTATGAGCGCAGATGAGAGCATAGACATAGCATCACTCACATTCGAAATGCCAATCTGGATTGCTAGTCCTGCTAAAGTTAAGCGCCTTGGTGTAATACAAAAATTTATTGGTAGTATATACGACGAGCAAGGCGAATTCAGTGACGATACTATACTAAGCAATCTTGTTGCTCGTGTAAAAGTTACACCACTAGAGTATGGAATTTACTATACCGGAAATCAAATGAAACTGGTTAAGCCAGAAGAGGTTGTAAGTGAATCAGGAGTAATAACCAAAGTAGCACCAACCAAAGAAACTTGGCAAGCACTGATTGAAGTGTACGGTACACTACAAACTGGTACAACAGAATTACGACTAGAGTTAGCAACAGGGAATGAGTTGATAGGGCAGATTGCATATCACCCAACGGATCCAACCATACTGTTGTTTACACCTACAGAAGACACAATGCCCTTAAACACACTAACTGCTGTGGCTAAGATTATAAATCCAATCAATGTTACTGTGGACAGTGATATAACAAGTCCTACCACAGGAACACGTTATTTGCTTACTGATCACATTGGTGCTGAAGGTAACGAAAACTATAGTGTTTGGGGTGATGTTGTAGCCTATGCAAATGACATAATAGAATACAATGGTACACGCTGGATTGTGGTATTTGACAGTGGAGAAATAACATCCACAGAGTACGTGACAAATACCAATACTGGTGTTCAATATCGCTGGACCGGAACAACTTGGGTCAAAAGCGTTGAAGGTTTATATCGAGGTGGCGAGTGGAGTCTGGCTATATAGGTTGTGGTGCTTTAGTTTATAGTAAATCAACTCATAGATACTTATTTTTATTACGTAATCACAAACGGCATGCTGGTACATGGGGACTAGTAGGTGGACGTATGGAAAGCAATGAGTCACCTATACAGGCATTGCACAGAGAAATAGCAGAAGAGATTGGAACAGTTGACTACGAAAAAATTATCCCGCTGGAGAAATTTACAAACGATTCAAATCAATTTGAATATCACACTTATTTGATTGCAGTAGAAGAAGAGTTTATTCCTAAATTAAACAATGAACACAGAGGATATGCTTGGACCAGCATAGCCGATCACCCGAAACCGTTGCATCCGGGTGTTTGGCGTACATTTAGTTTTCGTGTTATAAAAGAAAAGTTAAAAACGCTAGAATCAATCTTTACAGATCACACTCTAATACCAACCCACGAGAACTGATTCTTCTAAAGTTAGAACACTCTAACCATTGAACTGGGATAGTGCCTTTACCGGTTATGTTAACATGTACAAATTCTACCAATGGATAAGCCTCCATTAAGGTTCTCAAAGCAATACCATAAAAGTCATCAGTTATTACTTCATCTTGTGGTTGATAAGCATTTGATCCTGCGTAGATGTTATTGTTGTTACCGTGTGTGTCTTGTCCATCAAACCCGTATAGATAAATTTGTTTATGTCCATCAAATGCAGCCATGTAAGCTGCCATGGCACCAGCATTCCACTGCGGGTCTTGGGGAATCAGATAAAACTTGCCTGGGTGATCAAAGATTTGATCTGAATTAGCATAAACTACTCTAGTATCGCTGTAGTTTGCATTTATTAACTCTTGTGCGATCTTGTCGTTATTGCAAACCAAAAAGTCAGTCTGATAATCTCTATACATGGCGTTACATCCGTATGTTTGTAACTTTCGTTGCTTGAGGATTAGATTGGTATAAAAATCTTCACGACTGATTCCGTTACCAAATACTACTGCTTGCTTTCCTGTCCTATCATTGGAAAGTATAGGTGGTGTTACTGTTTCAGTTTCGTACGTCCATACACCATTTTCATATGTGGCTGTGGCGTCGATTTCTTCACCTGTGTATGTTGCTCTTAGTTTTTGGTAAAATTGTTGCATTCAGGTTAGCTCCGTGTAATTGTTATTGTTAACTAGTGTATTTATTTTATTTTACTACATCTTCAATAACGCCACTTGGGTTGAGTCATCTGATAACTAGGATGCTTACTCCTAATCTGTTAATCCGCTGGTTCTGGTGTGTTGCCCTCAGCCAACCACTTTAAGTATTCTTGATAGTCTCTGTTGGCTTCGTCAAATGGGATGAAGGCGTTGTCTGCAAGTCGTA